AAGCTATATCTAAAGCTATAACTCAAATGGCTGCAGTATCTTCTAAGATATTATTTATGGTTAATCCTAATGGTACTACTAAAGTAAGAGATTTAGCTAGAAAAGAATCAGGTGACTTTGTAGTAGGTAATGTACAAGATGTAAATGTATTACAAGTTCCTAAATCTGCTGACTTCCAAGTAGCTTACCAGACTAAAGTAGGATTAGAAGAAGCTTTATCAGCAGCGTTTTTATTAAATGTAGCAGTACGAAGAAATGCAGAAAGAGTTACTGCTGCTGAAATTAGATATGTAGCCGCAGACTTAGAAGATAACCTAGGAGGAGAGTATTCTGTGTTATCTCAATCGTTGCAACTGCCTCTTATTAGGGCACTTATGGCTAGGTATACTAGTCAAAATAGATTGCCTAAATTACCTACTGGTTCAGTAGAACCTACTATTATAGCAGGACTAGAAGCATTAGGTAGAGGACACGATTATGGTAAACTTAAACAATTTGTTAGTGATGTAATATCTTTACAAGCTAATAATTATATAAATGTTCCCGACTTGATTGCTCGTATAGGAGTATCACAAGGGGTTGAAATGGAAGGTCTGATTAAATCAGAAGAGGAACTACAACAAGAGCGACAAGTAGCTATGCAACAACAAATGGCTATGATGCAACAACAAGCAGGCATACAAGCGGCTAGTAAAGCAGCTCCTGAAGTAGCTAAACAAGCACTACAAGAAGAAGAAGGATAAATATGAGTGAAGAAAATAATAACATACCTGAAGAAGTAGTAACAGGTAAAAGTCAACCAGAAGGTGTTACTGAAATACCTAATGGTATAAATATACCTATGAATGAAAACCTTGTTGAACATCAAGGAGAAAAAATATTAGGTAAATTTGAATCACAAGAAGCATTAGTTAAAGCTTATCAAGAGTTAGAAACTAAACTAGGTAGTAATAGTAATGAAGAAAAAACAGAAACCGACAACAGTAGCGACGAAATTGTTAACGAAGATGGGTCGTTTGACATATCTAAGTACTCCGAAGAGTTTGCTCAGAATGGACAACTATCCGAAAGTAGTTATCAAGAGCTTAAAGAAGTCGGATTTGATAAACAAATAGTAGATGCTTACATACAAGGACAAGCTGCTATTGGACAACAATGGCAATCTAAAGTAAAAAGTATGGTAGGCTCAGATAAAGATTATGAAAATCTTATAAACTGGGCAAGTCAAGGAGGAGTAGACGCAGAGTTTATTAATCAATATGACGAGGCAGTAGGTTCTATGGACGAAAATAAAGCTCGAATGGCTGTTGAAGCTTTGAAGAGTATGTATTTAAACCAAAGTAAAGAACCTAAACTACTTGATGGCACTTCCACAGGGTCAGGAGGAAGTGGAGATGTATATGAAAGTTGGCAACAATTAACAGAAGACTTGAATAGTACATTATACCATAAAGACCCCGCTGAACGTGAAAGAGTTCAGAGAAAACTATCACGCTCAAGAATATAAAATATTTAAAGCCTTATACTAACTTGTCGAGGTGAGAGAGTATAAGACAACTTGTAGGTAGATTATATAATTGACATTTAAACTAAACATTAAATATTAATTATAAGGAGAAATTATCATGGCTGATAATTACACAACCTTCGGACGTCCTGGTGAGAATAGTGCAACTAGTGCTGATTCTAACGAGATGTTCTTGAAGTTATTCTCTGGCGAAGTACTTGCAAGCTTTGAACGCTCAACAGTAATGCAAGGTAAAGTTCGTGAGAGAACTATTAGTGGACAAAAGTCTGCTCAATTCCCATTAATTGGTCGAGCTTCAGCAGCAGGTTATCATACACCTGGAACTGAAATTACACCAGATTCAATCATCAATTCTGAGAAAGTAATCTCTATTGATGGCTTGATGTATGCTTCTACTTTTGTAGATGATTGGGAAGACATGGTATCGCATTACGAAGTACGTTCTGCGTATGCTAAAGAATTAGGTGCAACTCTAGGTTATAACTATGACCAACAGTTGCTTAAGAGACTAGCTCTTGCAGCTCGTGAAGAAAACGAGTTATCAAAGTCTGGTGGTTCAGGTACTGATGCTACTCAAAAACCTGCTACTGCTGGAGATAACCAAATCACAAATGCTAAATTCCAGTTAGCTACAGATGACGTTGCTGCTGGTTCAGGAGATGCTTCTTCAGTTGCTGAAAAAGCTGACGCTCTAGCTAGTGCTATCTTTGAAGCTCAGGCTATCTTTGATAACGCTTATGTTCCAGAAACAGATGAAAAATTCTGTATCTTACGTCCTAAAGATTACTATGACTTATTGTCTGGTACACAAACTTCAGGATTCTCAGTAATTAACCGAGACTATAATGGTGCAGGTTCTTATGCTGATGGAACAGTTCTTAAGATTGGTGGAGTCACTATCCTTAAGAGCCCTAATCTTCCTAAAGATGATGATGGTTCTGTATCTGACGCTACAGATATTAAGTACTATCACAATGGAGACTTCTCTAATACAGTTGGAGTTATATTCTCTGCTGACGCTATTGGAGCAGTTCGTCTAATGGGACTAGGCGTACAAACTGATTACCAAGTAGAAAGACAAGGAACTTTAATGGTTGCTCGTCAGTCTATCGGTATTGGTACTCTACGACCAGAATGTGCAGTTGAGCTTATAACAGCTTAATAACACACTTACATACCCCTCCTTGTGAGGGGTTTTATTTTAATTTAAAAGGACTTATATGAATTTATTACCACAGACAGAACTAGAAGCTGTAAACGTAATGTTACAAAACATAAACGAAAGTCCCGTAAACAGTTTAGATGCTGCTTTAGGTGACGCACTTATGGCTCATCAGATGTTACATAACGAATCTAGAAAAGTACAATCTATAGGATTAACTTGTAATACTGATTATGAATATGCTTTACAACAAGATGTAAATAATCATCTTACTCTTCCTGAAAACGCTTTAAAAGTTTATGTTCCTAGAGGTACAAACCAAGGAACTAGAGATTTAGTACAAAGAGGTAAAAAACTTTACGATAGAAAAAATAATACTTATGTTATAACTGATACTATTAAAATTACTTTAGTTTCATTTTTAGAATGGGAAGATTTACCACAAGTAGTTCGTAGTTATGTTACTATTACTGCTGCTAGAAAATTTGCTGCTCAAGTAATAGGAGATAAAGACAACTATCTTTTAACACAACAAGATGAAATGGAAGCTAGAACTGAATTTAAACGAGAACAAGTAGATTCAGAACAAGCTAACGTATTAACAGACTCTGAATCTTCTTTTGGAGTTATTCATAGAACAAGGGATTATCCAAGATATGGCATCTAAATCATTTTTTACTGAACAAATTACAGGACTCTATAACGGGGTATCTACGCAACCAGATTTAATGAGGTTAGAAAATCAAGCTGACGAGCAAATTAACTTTATACCAGATATTAGTAGAGGACTTGAAAGTAGAAATGGTACTGAATTAATTAGACCTATAGAAGCTACTAGTAATATTACATCTAATTCTTTTATTACTAAAATAGATAAAAATACTAAATCAGTTGATGTTAGTACTGAAGATGGTACAGAAGCAGTTCAGTTTACAGATGATTATATTGTATGTTTTACAGGTCAAGAGCATGACAGTGAGACTAATCAAGATGGAGCTATAGAAATATTTGATAAGAACGGAGTTAAACAAGAATTTACAAATCCTTCTGATGACGCTAATGATTATATTGTTACTACAACTCCTAATAAATCTATTAGAACTGCTTTAATAGAAGACTACATGATAGTATTAAATACTGAAAAAGTTACTGCAATGAAAGATGTTCTATCTTCTCCTGCTAATAATGATAATACTGCAGCTATTGTAGTAGAAGGTAATCCTGGAGATGATATAACTATTATTGTACAAAAGAAAGATAACCCTGCTAAAACAATTACAACATCTGGTATAACATCTTCAAGTACTTTTACTCAAATAGCTACGGAAATAAAAGATGCTTTTGACCAAACAGATGGGGCATCAGGTACTTTTGCAACAAATACAAGTTTACAAGTTACTTTAGATAGAAATATAGTTAAATTAAAAGCTATAGACCCTAATGTAGATATTACAGAATATACTCTTTTTGTACGAGACCCTGATTTTGGTGGCTTCGTTGAGTTTGATACAGACACAAGTGTAACAGGAGGTAGTAATCCTTCTGCTTCTACAACTGCTAATTTAAAAACAATTTCAAGAGGTTCTATAAATGTAATAAACCAA